TGTGGCGATGTCATCATTACCGAGTTCCTTTGCCAGAATGTTCGTCCTTGCCTTGACTGTGGTGGTATTGTTGACCTCCTTCTTTGTCTTTAGCGTATGGTAGGCGAGAAGCAGGCAACAGTCATCCTTCTTGGTCTCTACAAGACGAAGGGCCTCAACGTAGGGGTTCAACTTTAGGTTCTGGGCGTTTATCTCCAACTGCTCAACTATTCTCTGGGTGAGGAACATCTTGCCAAGAGTGACTGGCCATAAATAGAAATGCCGATGACCCACTGAGAAGCCTTTAGGGCGGTCTAAGATGGTATCGGCAATATCTTGTACTATCTTTATACTATCATCCATACTGCGATAATTTTGATTTGTGTGCCTTGAACAGGATTCGAACCTGTGACCCTCAGATTAAAAATCTAATGCTCTACCAACTGAGCTATCAAAGCAGGTGCCGCCTGTTGACCCAAGGCGGCAAAGGGATAGGAGAGACTACGAACGAACGTAGTAGGTGGTTCCTTCGACAACAGCGGTGTCCTCGGCCAACAGGTAGCGAGTACCGTTCTTGATATACCAGCCTTCCGCAGAAGGATTCTTACTGGAATATCCAGTGCTTTCGGGGTCAACTGCTGTGAATGTTGCAGAGGTTGAATCAGTGTCAACGTCCGTAAAGACGATGGCGTTGTCAGCAATCTCGGCACCTTCCTCATACGTAGAGAGGTCGATGTTAGCCTTGGCCCACTTAACAGTGTTGCCGCTTGCGGGCTTCAGTGCATCGTGGGTGTACGTCAACTGACCACCGTCCGTAGTATCGAAGGGGTCCTCCAGAGTGACAACGGTGAGGTCAAGTTTCGGACCAGGAACATTGATGTTCTCGGGCTGCACAAAGACAGCATAACGGTGAGCGACAACACCATCAACATCAGTGAAGGGCTTCTTACGCTCGGTGTTTCTGCGGATGGTGTAGGAAAGTTCGTACTTGTTCTTTCCGTACTTCACGTCCTCATTCTCACCACCTTCAACGGTAGCCTCCTTCTTGTCACCCTTGGTAGGTTGCAACTGAGTTGTATCTTCTTTAGGGGTAGGGAGTTTTATCCACTTGGAGTTCTCAACGTCCAGATCCTTGACGATGATACTACATTTACCCCAACCAATCGGCTTGTTCATAATTCTTATTCGTTAATGATTTGATATAACAATTTGTTATTGATGATATTCTCTCCTGTGTTGGTCTCGATGACACGCTGACCACACTCATACTTGCCGTCTGAGATTGTCAGCCGGAAATCATTGCCTTTGACGTTATCGAACAGTTCAAAGGAGAGTTGGCAGAGAGCACGAAGCCTTACCGTATCTTCCTCGACCTGTCCTTTGACATTCTTTCCTGCTACATAGACGTTGACATTAACGTAGGCCATCTGAGCCTGCTTGGTCTCGTTGGCAAGGATAGAGATAACAATATCCTCCTTCTTGGAGTTATGCGGTCTCTTGCGCTTGTTCAACTCTCCTGTCACGGCTTTGTGAAGGGGGCTGTCGAGTATGACCTTGTAAACGTCATCTTTGATGTCTATATCGGATTTCATATCTGTAGGGCATTGATTTTACGTATCGCTGAGTCCTTGGCCCTCTGGAGGCGTTTATCTACCTCTGCCTTGGCCCAGAGTTCTGTGGATGCAAGAACGTCCTTGCCTTCGATGGCCTCAACGTATTCCGCATAGTTCATGGCGGCTATCACTACCAGAGCAAAGGTATTGGAGTATTCTCTTGCCAGTTGCTCTACCATGCGCTTTCCCTCCGTGGAGCCTTGACTGCCGCTTCCTACAACATTGAAGGCAGATTCAATCTGTTTCACTCCGTAGTCATAGATGGCGTAGCCAATGGAAGAGCGCAGGTTGGACGTGTGGTCATACCAACTTTCGTCCTGTGAGCGGTCTCGGATTCTTACCACACATTCCTCACCGAGTTTGGCGAAGGCCTTGAAGATTTCGTTCTTGATAATCTCAAACGATCTCTTGAACAGCCTGTCAATGGCAGAGGTGGAGGTGGTCATCCTTATACCCATATCTTACACTGCATTTGATAGCGATGGAAGCCTTTGACAGTGAACTCACGCACATCATCGTCATTGCCGTACATCTTTACACGGATTCTGTCTCCGTACTTGAACTCTCGGCATGAGCGAGGGAGGTTGTAGATGGTGTACGAATAGGTCTCTACCTGTCCGTCTGGGATGGAAATCTGGTTGGCCTGTCCTGCAGGTACGATGTCGCATCTGCAGTAGTTGTCAATCCATTTCTCCTTTCCGTCAACGTAATCACCAGTTTTTCTGTCAACATGCCCTTCTGAATCAGAAGAGAGATAGCAGAGAATGTGAGCGGCAAAGTCCAGTACAGCCATTTCCTATCCTCCTATGTAAACCATCGGCTGACCAAGTGGATGGTCCTCACCGATGGCTTCATAAAGTGCGTTTATTCTAACCAAAAGCCTCTCTTTGTCCTTATCGGTCAGTGTGCCTACGCTCTTATCCGATTCATGGACTGATACGGCTTGCAGGAGAGAGTAAAGACAGTCAGCCAAAGCACCTTTGAACTCTTTGGACTGAGAGACTTCATACGTGTATTCGTCATCCTCGTTCAGCTGACGCTCAATAATAGTGTTCTCTACGAACCCAACAGGTATCGGGTAGTGGATGGCATCTATCAGTGCCTGTTTGACTGTCTTTCCCATATCACATCAGAGTTTAATTTCCACCACCGCCCTCAGTAATCTCTGTCACGGCAGCGAGGAACGTAGCCTCTTCATCATCACTCAGAGCGTTAAACTTCTTCATGATGGTTTCATCCTTGACAGTTGCAGAGGTATTGTAGCCCATAGCAGTCAACTGTGCAGCGACATCGGCCTTTGCATACTTCTTGCTGTTGATGGTGATATAGATGTCAGCAGTATCGGCTGCCTCGGCTGTGGTGTCAACCTCGGCAGACTTATCCAAGGTGCAGTCCAAGATGTAAATCTGGTCAACGTCCTCGATGACAGGCAGGACAAGAGCCTGGCCGTTCGTGAACTCCTGCAGCGGGTCGGTCTTAGAGTACTTGGAGATAAGTTTGTACTCATCAACAGTGGCATACTTGACACCCTCGACAGGATTGGTAGCCTCAGCCAGTGTGCCATAGACCAGAGAGCCAACTTCCTCGTTACACAGGAAGATGATACGCTCTGCGTTCCAAGGCTTGACAGACTTCTGCTTGCCGTTCTTCTCGAAGATGACGGTGCGGTCAACCTCTTCAACCTTGATGTCAAACTCATCCTCCAGAGCAGCGATAAACTTCTTCTTGGAAGGTACTTTGAGCGTGGTTGTGTCGGTGTAAACCTTATCCTCTGCATCAGCAACCAACTCACGAGCCCAACGCTCCTTGCGGATTTCGTTCAGCTTGGAGGTGGCAACCATTACCTTGACGATAGTGTTGCCGTCAGCATCAGCCTTCTTCTTGACGTTCTCGAAGTCCTCGTAGCTAACGTGGCCCTTGACGATGGTACCAAAGGTGTTCTCATCCAGATAGCCGTAGTCAACACGCAGACCTGTGCCGGTATTCTCTTCGTCCTCAACGAGAACAACACCGTCAGAGAGACCAGTGAGGAAGTTAGCCTCGTTCTTCTCATCAATACCAACAGAACATGCCACGCCATCGTTGGTGAGGTTCTGGAGGATGCGACGCTTCTCAGCCTTCTTAGCCTCATCGGTGGTGGCTGTTGCGTAGTGAGCCTTCATGATGTTGACGGTGTTAATCTCCGTCTCACGCATGATTTTCTTCATACCTACCTTCGGCAGTTTACCGTTGGAGGTAGCAATACTTCCACGCTTCTTGATGGGCAGTGGTGAATCCATTGCCACCATGTCAGCGGCTACATAAGTAGTCTTGGCACTGGTGCCCTCCCACTTCTGGTCGGGGGAATACACCTTGCGAAGCATGGTTTTATGGAGATAGGTACGCTTGATAGGCGCAGTCTTCTCCTTCACATAGAGACCCAGTTTGGGCCAGATGGAACTAATCCATTCAACAAACATTGATGCTTTCATACTCTACTTGCTTTTAATCGTGTTCGAAAATAAGGTTAGGCAGAGCGGCCTTTACTGCGGCACGCTGTGCAGCATCCGCAAACTGATAAGGCATAGCCTCATCGTTGACACGGCCATCATCCATAATGCCGACCATTGCTTGGTCAGCAGGCTTAGAGGCAACCACAACTCCTGCATACTCATGGCTTGCAGGGAGGGCCGCATAGTGTACGCCGTCCTGGGCAACTGGCATGGGCTTGAACGTGTAGTTCTTACCATCCTCATCCAGTGTCTTGATGGTCATGTGACCTGCCTTAATGGCGGTACCAGTGAAGCCAGTCATATCGAGTGAGCGACCACCAGTGATACCAGAGCCATAATGACGGATAACAACAGAATCCAGTCCGGCTTCAACCAGAGTGGCATCCTTCTTACCGAGATTGGTTTTTGCTCCCATTGTACTTGGTTTTAATTGTTTGACATAGCAGAGAATCAGTCTTTGGCCAGATCCTTGACATCATCATCCGACATAACTTCATCGTCCTTTGGTGTCTCGTGTCCGCCATCCGTTCTGACGGCAGGGGGTGTGCCTAACTTGTCAAGACCCTTCTCGGTTCTCTCCTTGTTCTCGGCATCAAGTTCCTCCTGTACCTCATCCAGATAGGCTTCGAACTCTTCATCATCCTTGAACGACATGCGGGCGAAAGATTTGAGAGTACGTTCACCGAAACGGCCAGTGTCCTTAACCAGTGCCTCCAGTTTGGCCTTTCTGCTGTCAGCAGTCTTGCCGCTCTTTAGGTCAGCGATTTCGGTTTGGAGACCCTTAATGGTGTTTGTCAGTTCGCCAAGAAGTTTCTCAGTGGCAGTCTGGTTCTTGTTGCCCTTGCCCTTCTTGCCCTTGCTCGATGGACTCTTATTACCCTCATCGTCATCTGGGTCGTTAAGGTCATCGTCATCGTCATCATCGTCATCGGCAGGATGAGCGTCTTTGTACTCTTGGAGACGGCGGTCAGCAAGGCTCTGTGCAGTCTGAAGGAAAGGGATAACGGCATCAACCTCATCGTTAATCGCTTTCTCAACATCTTCGTCACTTGCTTCATCATCGAGGTCAAGTTTATCGGCAACTTTGGCAGCGATACCCTTTAACTCTTTGCGGCTGAACCCGACAAACTTTCGTATTCAGCGGACTTTCAATCACTTACGATGATTGCAGGAGGCTCCAAGTAACAAACTGGTAACAAAACTTGTGTCATTGATGGTGGCTGATAACACCTTCTTCGTTAAACTTTCATAAATCAGCGCCTACCTCTTCAGACGTAGGCAAAAGTGGGGTGGTGGATGCGGTTCTGATGCAAACTCATAGAGGCCGATTGCGTCCGCTGTGGACTTCGCTTGCATCGTGGATGGATAATTGTAAGGGTTGAGGAAAAGAAACGCTTAGAGGACGTGTTTTCCATCTTCGCAGAAAACAGACCGACTTCACAGCCTGTCTGTCCGCTGGCTTCCGCTGAAGCCTTCAAAGTTGGATAAAATCTTATGCAGTTGCGTTCCAGAACTTCAAGATGTCAAGTCCTGTATAGAACTTCTTCATCGTGGCTTTCCTATAGCCACACTTTATCAGTCCTGCAACGGTGTACTTCGCCAACGTCTTCCTGCTGACGCAGAGGATGGCACATGTCTCATTGATACTGTATCTGGCCGAAGCCTCGACTACTGGTTGGTTGCTCGTTATCATACTCTTGCAGATTTACTGGTTCTACTTACGTTCATGCTTACTATCTTACAGGTCTCTCCGTCTGCCAAGGATGCTGATGGAACAATCGGCTCTGGCACCTCAGAGGCAGGAATCAGACCTTGTGCAGCCTCAATCCTCTTCCTCCAGACATACTTGTTCCACATCGGAGCCAACTTCTGCTCGAAGGATCGTGATTCCATGTCGGCCTTCTCGATATACTCATCAAGGATTGCCATTCTCTCACTCATCGTCTGTCTCATAGCAATCCCCTCCTTATCTTTGACTTTGCCAGTTCGTTTACCAAGTCGCTCAGCATACTGAGGGCGGTGAGAGGGAGAAAACTGTCCGCATCGTAGCACTCCAAGGCGGCATACTGCTTCGTGGCCTCTGACATCGCATCAGCCAGGAAGGCCTTCTGCTCATTGAAACCTTCATCCGTTTGCAAACGCTTAACGAGACTTGCAACGTGCTCTGTAACTTCTATCTTCATGATGCCTGCCCTTCCTCCTGCTCCAACAGGTTCTTGATGTTCTCGACAACCGCAATCATCTCCTTCTGGATGGCAAGCGATTCCTCGATGACCTCCGCAAAGGTCTGGAACATCTGTTCGTCACTGTCCGCATGAACACTCTTG